CCCGAGACGGCGGTCGCGACCGATGGCCGCGTCTCGCGCACCTACGAGCGCGAGTTCGAGGTTCGCGGGTTCGTGCAGCCGGCGTCGCAGTCGAGCGATGTCGCGGAGGGTCGGATGAACGGGCGCACCTCGACCACGATCTACCTCGAGAACTGCGCAGATGTGCGCATCGACGACGAGATCCACGACAGGGTGACGGGGACGGCGAAGACCTGGAGGGTGACGGGCGTCACGAACCCGGGCGAACTCGGCGAGACCGGTGCGGCTCCGCACCTGAATCACACGATCGTCGAGTGCGTCGAGGTTGAACCCGAGGTGACGCTGTGAGCAACCCGTTCGATCCCGACAAGGTGCGGGCGATGACGATGCGTTTCGTCGCCGATGGCCTTCTCGACATCCAGCTCGTCGCGTCGAAGGCGATCCGAACGCAGTTGTCCAAACCCGGAACGGGTCGGCTGTATCGCGTGAGCCAAGGCCGCGCCGGCGGTCGCAATCTGCGCGCGCGCGGATTCCATCGCGCGAGCGCGGCGGGTCAGCCTCCGGCGGTAAACACGGGACGGCTTCGGCAGTCGTGGGCGATCGGCATGGTCAACGCAAGCCAGAAGTTCGGCATCGGCAAGACAAAGACCACGCAGGATCTTTCGGTGCTGACGAGCGAGGTCACGCCCGACCGCGTGTCGTTCGTCTACGGATCGAACCTCAAGTACGCGCGCGCGCTCGAGTACGGGACGCGGCGGATGCGCGCGCGACCGTATGTCCGGCCTGTACTCAACGCGCTCAACAAGCGCGCGCTGACGGTCGTCAAGAACGCCATCGCGCGCGGGTTTGCAGGAGGTGGGAAGTGAAGCCGATCCTCGACGCCGTCAAGACCCGCCTGTACGCGACCACCGCCCTGACCACGGCGCTCGGAAGCCGCATCTACCTCGACCAGGCTGCGGCGAACGCCGCGTTCCCGCTGCTCGTCTATGGGACGCAGTCGAGCGCCACGGTCACGCCGTACTTCGGCGGGCAGAACCGCTACGACCTGACGGTCAACTTCCTGTTCGTGTACTCAAACGCTGGCGCTGACGCGATCTACACCGCGACCGCCGCGCTCGAGACCGCGCTCGCGACGACGATGAGCGCCACGGGGTTCGACCGCGTCTCGGCGGTCAAGGTCTCGTCGTCCGTGCCGTCATTTGACGACGATGCGTGGTCGATGACGGAGACATATCGCCTGACGGCGTTCGACATCTGACAAGGAAAACCAATGCCAATCAACACCTATCTCATCGGCAACGACGGCTCCGTCACGATGCCCAGCGGCGGCGATGTCATCAAGGTCAAGACCTTTGCGGCGACGCTCGCGCGACCCGAAAGCGACCTGACGGGCTTCGGCGACAGCGGCAAGCGCCGCCGCCTCGGAATGCTCGACCTCACGGGTTCGCTCAACGGCCTTCCCGCGATCGACTCGACGGCATCCGTCAACACCGCGTCGTTCTTCGTCTCGACGGCGACCGCCGCTTTGACGCTGACCCTCTTCGACGCCACCACGACCACCGACGCGAAGATCGCGGCGAACTGCATCTTCAACAACTTCGCGTTCGGCTCCGACAAGAACGGCGACGCCACGCTGACTTGCAGCTTCTCGAACGGCGACGGCGCTGCGCCCGTCGTGACCTGGCTCGTCTGAGGAACACATGAGAACGGCAACTACAGAGGAAGCGGTGCTTGCCTTCGGCGCGCCGGGCGACCACGATTGGGTCGTCTCGGTCGTGCAGAGGGACGGCAAGTCTTGGTCGCGTCGCATCAATCCCGGCACGGTCTCGGAAGAGGCCGCGCTCGGATTCGCGCTCGTCTCGAGCGGCGTCAAGCCGCATGAGGTCGACAAGTGGACGATCCGACGCGCGGGCGACAAGCAGATCGTGCTTGACGACCCGTTTGCGGCGCTGCTTCGGAGGCGCGCATGATCCGCCTATCGCCGTGGGATGTCGCGGGCGTGACCGTGCGACCGCTGACGGTTCGCGAGCGAATCACGCTGTCCGAGGAACTTGCCGACCACAAGGCGCGCAAGGCTGCGGACGACGCGCTGGCGGTGGGGTTCACGAAGCAGGAGGCGCTCCGACAGGTGACGGCGGCTCGCGAGGACGCCCGCGCCGCGTCGGTTCTCGTCGTGGACTGCTTCACCCCCGCCGGCGCGATCCGCGTGCTGTCGGTCGCTTGCGGCGCGGACGGCGCGGACGCGCTCTCGCGCGCGCTGTCGCTCGACGAACTGTCGATGACGGCGGTCGCCACGCTCGGCATCGACATCGAGGCGCACCGCGAGAGGATCGATCAGGGAAAAGCGGAAGGCCAGCGGTAAGGGAACGCCCCCGCGACTGGCTCGGTCACGCGCACCTGATCGCGCGCTCGGCACCTGGCGTAGGCAACCCGCTCGACCTGACGGTCGCGGAGTTCGAGGCGCACCTCGGCTACGCGGCGAACGGATACGGCGATTCAGCCGATGACGGGGACTGGATGCGACGGTATGTCGAGCAGCACGCATGAACGCAGGCGAAATCAACATCGCGGTCACCGCAACGATGACGGACTTCAACCGCACGATGGGTGCGGTGAAGGCGTCCGCGATGTCCAGCGGAGACGCTGCGGGCAAGGGATTCGCGAGCGGCTTCAAGTCGCAGATCGCCGACATCTCGACGAACTTCTCGAACCAGATGATGGGCAATGTGCGCAAGGCGTTCGGCGCTGGCGCGTTCGTGAGCGGCCTGTCGACGGCGTTGCAGTCGGCTGCGAAGGGAGCGGACATCGGAACCGTCTTCACGGATTCGGTGAAGGCGCTTCCGTTCATCGGTGGGCTTGCGTCCGCGATCGAGGCGGCGATGGCTTCGGCGATCGGAACGCTGGACGCCGAAGCAGGACTGGAAGAGGCGAGAAGGAAGGAAGCGGACTCCGAGCGAAAGCTGGCCGAAGCCGAGCGCAAGGCGGATGTGTCGAATCAGCGCATCGCCGATCGCAAGCGCGCCATCGAAGAAAGCCAGGCACGCCGTGGAATCCAGATGGCTCTCGACGCGGGCGATCAGCGCGCCGCCGCCGAGGCCGAGGCAATGCTCGAACAGATGAAGCTCCAAGAGCGCGTCAATGGAATGATGCGCGACGAGAACTACAAGTGGGAGCGGCAGTCCATCTACGACCTGTTCGTCGAGGAAAACAAGAACATCAAGGAAACCCTCGAGCGCAAGTATAAGGACATCGCCGAGAAGGAGAAGAAGGTCGCGGACGATGCCGCGAAGAAGGCCAGCGAAGACGCCAAGAAGCTCGCCGAGCAGAAGCGCCGCGAGGCCGAGGAACTCCAGAAAGATCTAGCCGACAAGGAGGCGTCGCTGCTTTCCGAGCGCATCGCCGCGCAGCAGGCCGGGCTTGGCTCTGCGTCCACCGCGCTCGGATCGTTCAAGTTCGACGCGTACCCGTCCATCGAGAAGCGCAAGAACGACGACAGGATCGTCGGAACCCTCGAGGCGATCCGAGACCAACAGAGAACGGCGGGCTTCATCTAATGCCGGCAATTGAACTACAGGAGACGCGTGACGAGTCGTGGTCGGATGGCAAGATCACCGCGACGCGGCGGTTCGCCGTCTGGAACGACTCGACGCCGCTGACGAGCGCCGCCGCGGTGCGCGCGCTGTTCGGCACGACCGTCGATGGCGTCGACCTTCCCGATGTCGGCTCGCAGTTCCCTGGCGATGCCGCGTTGTACGCGAAGTCGTACGCGCTCAAGCCCGAGCGCGAGTCGCGCGGCGTGTGGATGGTCGACTTCACCTACGAGAACTCGGAGCCGCTCGACAAGCAGCCGCAGGAGATCGGCTACACCCAGTTCAGCGTCGATTGGTCGGTCGAGTTCCGCGACTTCTACCGCTGCAATCCCGGCATGAATATCCCGCAGTACGGGTCTCCGAGCAACGAGGCGTTCGTCGGCGGGAATCCGATCGATGTGGCGGGCGAGCCGATGACCGTGCTGCACTACCTCAGCACGATCGAGTTCACCGAGACGGTCGCGCTGTCGTCGCTTCCCGATCGGTCGCAGCTGATCCGCGTGGCGCGCGGCAAGCGCAACCTCGTCGAGTTCCAAGGCGCGGCGATCGGACAGGTTCTCTATCGCGGCGCGAAGGCGAATCGGATCGGCGTCGACCGCGTGTCGCTCGTCCATTCGTTCGCGCAGGACTCCCTCTATCACATGATCCAGGTCGTGGACAAGGACGCGGACGGCAAGCCGAAGCTCGTCCAGATCCCGAACGGCGAACTCGTCGCCGAGATCTGCCGATGGCGACAGCCGTTCCCCGAGTTCGCGAACTTCAACCTCCTCAGCGAGAACTTCTGACATGGCACAGGAAATCAGTCTCACGCTCAAGATGTCAGTCGCCAAGGGCTTCCTTGTCCAGAAGAACGATCCCGGCACGATCCTCGTCGACATGAGCGGAACGACCGCGATCGGAGGCGCGCAGGACATCGGGACATCGACGAATGCCGAGGCGATCACGATGTCGGATGTCTCGAGCGCTGGGTACGCGTTCTTCCGAAACACCGACACGACGAACTTCGTGGAGATCGGCACGGGGACAGGCGTTTCGTTCGCCCCGTTCCTGAAGCTGAAGGCTGGCGAGGCCGCAGTTTGCCGGCTTGGCACGAACGCTCCGACCGCCAAGGCGAATGTCGCAGCCGTCAAGCTCCAGTACTACATCATCGCGGACTGACGCATGACCCTTCCCCGCTTCACATCCGGCAAGGTCGGCAACCTCGAGTTCAGCCATCTGAACGAGGCGTTCGACATGCTCGACGGCAAGCAGGCGAAGCGCGCCGACCGCCGCGAGACGCAGACGATTTCGATCCTCGCGAAGCTGCTCTTGAAGAACGCCGCGAACGAGTTCTCATGGTCGGAGATGGCGCGGCAGAACGACGGGTCGTATCAGTCCGTCACGGGCGGGACGAGCAGCACCAAGAGCGGCAACGCGTTCTTCTACCCAGCGGTCTCGCTGTCCGGCGGCGCGGTCGTCGGCGATACGGTCATCCTCGACCCGCGACGAACCAAGCAGGGGAAGCTCTACTACACGATCGCGACCAGCGGAGGCACGGTCACCCGGGCGTTTCAGATCGTCTCAAGCGTCGCGCATGCATCGCGCCCCGATATGTGGGCGTATGTCGGGAAGACCGTCGAATCGGTTCAGACGCCAGGCACAGGCGCGCAATGGGTGACGACCTCGCAGCTCGAGTATGTGCTTCTGAACGGTGCGGAGAACCCGACTGACGGAACATCGATCGGAGTCGGAACGGTTCCGCCAGCAGGAGTCATCTCGGCGAGAAGGCCGATCAAGCCGGGAACCGTGGTTCCAGCGTCCTACATCGGGAACAACTGGGTGTTCGGCCTGCCGAACGGATACTCGTTCATCTGCCAATGACTAGCCTCCCATCACAGTTTCAGCCTCTGGACGCTCGAGCCTATCCGCGCCGAAGGCTTGCAGCGCGGTACGCGAAGACATCGTCGAACCATGTCTACGAAGTCCCTTCTGGAAAGTCGGCGCGCATCGACACGATGTTCTTCGCGTCGGCGCACACGGGAGCGCAGCTACTCCGAGTGCATCATGTGCGACCTGGCGAATCCGTAGGCGCTGACAACGCGCTCTATTACGACCTGTCGATCGCGGCAAAGACCACGACGCTCGTCACCGCGACGCTGTGGATGGTCGCGGGCGACCGTATCGTTGTGTCCGCTGACCATTCCGACAGGATCATCGTTACGATCTACGGCGAGGAAACATGAGCGTCGACGCGGCCTCGGCTGCGTGTTGCTGCGGAGGCGGGTCGGGAGATGTCAACTGCGTCCAGTGGCTTGCGTGCGCACCGCCGACGCTGACGCTGAACCTCGCTCGGTCGGACACCAACCTCCGCGCGTGGCCGACTGGAGGAAGATACGCCGACACCGTCACATTTTCCGCTGGCGGTCAGCTGACGCTGGGTCAGGACGGAAAGTATCGCGGCACGATCCTCTGCAATGCAAGGAAGACGACGGAGATTGAAGACGCTGCAAACGGAATCGCGTTCGAGGAGGATTCACAGTGCGCCGGGAATGCGTGGGGATGCCCGAATCTTGACTGTTGCGCGACTCGGCTCTTGGTTCAATCCGAAATCGTCTACGACGAGTTCCTTGTGAGCGTGGAAATAGCCTGCGCAAGCTTCGCCAACGGCGCGGCGATCGGGCTTCTCATTTCAGCAAGCACGACCGTCAACTTTACACAGACCTCGCTGCAACTGTTCTGCCCAGACCCCAGTGTTCCGAACCCACAGGTCACGACCGGGCAAGAGGACGCGATGTCTGTTTTCGGTGGCTACAGTCCGATTCCCGCCTCACTCAACCTGTTGCCCCAGTGCCTTCCGAACGCATCGCTCGACCAGTACAACTTCGACCGCGTGACCACGACGACGCAGCCGCAGATGTCCGACCTGACTTGCTTCCGCACGATCCCGACCTATCCGTACTTTCAGCTCGTCGCCACCTGTTGCCAGAATCAGGTCGGCGAGTGCATCGGAACAAACTGCGGCGATGTCGTATACACCGAGAGAAGGGTTTCGGTGGCGACCCTTGCCTGACTGCATCTTCAAGACCCTCGGAAACTGCACGCACCCGAAGCACCACGGCAAGACCGACGATGCTCGCTGCGCCGCGTGCCACTCCTACACCGGGTCGCCTCGAGGTCTCGGCGACATCGTACACACGATCGCAAAGGCAACGGGAGCCGAGGCGGTTGTGAACGCCGTGACAGGCGGAAACTGCAACTGCCCGCAGCGCCGCGCCGCGCTGAACGCGGCTGTCCCGTTCACCGATACAGGCAAGGAAGGCTAACTCATGGCACTCACCTACACCGGATCTGGCGGTCTGTTCACGCGTCTCGGCGTCCTCATCTACATGATGGACGCTGTCCGCACGCACCAGAACAACCTGAAGACGCTCCTCGCTGGCGTGCAGCTCGACTACTCGTCCACCGACGCATACATGATCGATGTCCTCGCGGGCAACATCGAGGCGCGCATCGCCGAGGCCGGCGGAATCCTCAACGACATTCGCGCCGCAGCCGAGCGCACGCTGATCGAGACCTGTTTCGCCGAGGCGAACGGCGGCAGCGCGACCAATGTCATGCAGTCAAAGACGCTGCAAGAGGCGCTGATCTTCCTTATCCGCGAGATGGACAAGGATGTTGCCACGGTCAACGGCCAGGCGATCACGAAGTCGAGCGCGACCTACGGCTTGACGAACACGGGCAACGGCGTCTTCGTGTACGACACAAGCGCCCCCGACACGCTGCTCAAGTCGACGAACGACTTCCCGAACATCCGCGCCGAGGTCATCGAGGCGCGATGCGTTCAGGACGCGCAGAGCGGCGCGATCCAGCGAGGCAGCGAGGTCTTCGAGCTGCGCGGTCAGCCCGCGTACCCGAGCCTCGACTACCGATTCCCCGCCGGCTCTGGGCGCGTCATGCGCGTCAACGCGATCTGCGCGAGCGTCGACGCTGGCGCGTCGGGTCAGAACCTCCTGACGAACTCCGATCTCGAGGATCAGACGAGCAATGTCCCCGACCAGTGGACGGTCGTCAGCGGCACGGCGGGAACGCAGTTCGCGACCGAGACGGGCGCGGGCAACTTCTATCGCGGCGCGAAGTCGCTGAAGCTGATTCACGGCACGGGCGGCCTGTTCAACATCCGCCAGCAACTCGGCGCGGCGAACGGCACGGTCGGACGGCTGACGCCAGATCGACCGTATGTCATCGCGTTCGCGGCCAAGAAGGACGCGGGCGCGACGGGAACGATCCGCCTCTCGGTCAAGGACTCGAGCGGAGCGATCATCAACTCGGGAGACTTCACGGCTCCGACGAACGGGTTCTTCTTCTCGCAGTCGGTAGCGTCGCTCACGACCTCGTACGGACTCTACACGATGGCATTCCGAACGCCGCGCGCGATGGCAACCGACTTGCACTTCCACCTCGAGTCGACGACCACGATCGCGGTGGCGTCGGTCTACATTGACGAGATCATCGTTGCGGAGCTGATGCCGCTCGCGCCGGGCGGTCAGGCGATGGGCATGGTGGCGGGTTCGACGGACTGGGTGATCGACGACAACGGTCGGTTCACATTCGGAAACGACGGAACATCGACGATGGTGCGCGGCATCGACCGACTCTTCGACATGTACCCGAAGGGGTTGTCCCTGCCCGCGAACTACTCGGCGGCGGAAACGATTGCCGATTCACTCATCACGGCATGACCGGACGAGCGCGGTGATGATCGTTCCGCGCGCCTGCTGGACGAGGAAGCGCAGTTCGTCGTCTTCAGCCGCGTCGAGCGCGATCGTGTAGAGGTCGAGGCAGTCCCAAGAGATCTCCGTGATGGCGATGCAGCGCACGGCGTCGCGCTGGACGCGCTCGCGGCGCAGCTCAATCAGGACGCGCGTCACATGATCTCGGACTCTCCGAGCGCGGAGTTTGGGCGGTATGCCTTTTTTCGCGTCCATGTCAGGAAATGTGTAGACGATCTTCTTTCGGGTCGATAGAGTCCCTGCATCGGACACTTTGTCCGCTCCGCAGCGTGGTGCTGCGGCTGAAACTGGAGGCTCCATGCCTATCGTCGATCTGACGCCGCTCGTCTTCGCGGCCATCGTCCTCGTCCCTGTCGCACTCGGTTCGCTTTTCGGAGGTGGCTCCGATGAGTGAACTTGCCATCCGATCCAACGACTCGCAGCTCGACCCCATGTCGATCGCGAAGATCTTCCGCGCGAGCGGGATGT